ATTTGCACGTCCCATCTGTCGGCGGCGCGCACGTACGGGTGAGCGCGCAGCTTTTCCGCCGACTGCATGGTCTTCACCCGGAACAGGTTGGGTAGCGCCGCGTAATCCTTCAGGACCATGGCGTGCATGTCCTCGTCCAGGGCGCGGAGGAACTCGTCCCTGGGCACTTCCCGGCGCTTGGCGACCTCGTAGATCACGGCTGTCTCCTACGTGATGATGGCGGCGATGCGGCGCTTGTCTGGTGTTACCAAGGTGCGCGGCAGTTCCTCAACCCTCAAAGCAGAAAAGTAGTGGTAGTTGTCGGTCGAGGCTGTCGTGGTGACTGTAATCTTACCGTTGGCGTCCGGGAACAGAATGGCCACGTACTCGTTCAACGCATGATCGTTGTCAGCTCGGATTTGGCCGGACGTTTCCGTCGTATCCCCGACTACTTCATAGTCTTGAAAGCGGTCACCTGCAGAGCCTCGCGTGGCTGAGAACGTCAGCTTGTGTTCCCTGTCGGTACTGAGGCCAGAAAGCTCGAACGTGAAAGTGTCGTTAGTAAGGGCGTCGGTGTTGATGTAGCCGGTGTAGGCGTTCTGCGGCCCAGGTGCGGCAGTATTAAGCGGTCCTATGCCCGAGCCGTCGCCGTTGTTCGGTAGCGTCGTGAACTGGAAGTCCCAACCTGAGCTGGTGCCGTCCTTCAGCGAGAGGGACTGTGCTGCGCTGCTCTGGCCGTCAATGAAGTTGAGGGTCGGTGTGGCGGCGGTCGCGTCATCATTTGTTGAGCTGACCGCCAGGTACGCAACCTTCGTCGGACGGCTGCCCAGATCGTTAGATTGCAGCTCTCCTGAGAAATCATCAAACAGGACGTTTGGTTCTTGGCCTCTGAGCAGTAGCCAGATCACGAAGACGCGAACCTGTCGTGCGCCTTCAGGTACGATGCGCTCAAGGCTGCGCGCCGTCCAAGTGTCTTCGGGAGTTATCTCCTCCAGGCCGTCTGACTCGTCTGGAGTCACAGCGTTACCGCTCGCGTCCAAGAACCGGATCGCCACGCCCCCGGCGTCGGTACCAAACGAGTTGGCCTGCTGCCAGTTAATGACAACCTTCAGGCTCTCGTCGTCTAGCTCGGTCGTCGCATCCACCACCGCATCCAGGTCCAGGTCCTGGTAGTATACGGTCAGGGGAAAGTCTGTGTCACCAATAGCCATGTATGAGCCCTCGTAGGGGCTCATACCGCCATTATTGCCGATGATGTCCATGAGCCGGACGACGCTGGTCCAGCCGGTCCGGTCGCCGGTCTCGAAGCCGCCGTTGGTGAACGACAGGGTGTAGGGCGCGGGCATAGATCAGCGGGTCCCTGCGAGGGTGATTGAGATGTCAGCCAAGGCGCTGTCCTGACTGGCCGGGGCGATGATGGACAGTCGGTCACCCGCCGCCAGGCTAAACGCCGAGGCAGCGGTGAAGGTGGCCGTCTGGGAACTCTGGGCGAAACTCACTGTGCCCACTGACGAGCCGTTCTTCTGCACGTCGAATTCCTTGGTCGCGTCAGCCGGGGCGGTGGCCGCATAGCCTTGGGAGTCGGTGAGCCCAGCGGGGAAGTCCAGCGGGCGGGTGGCCACGAACTGGTAGACCATTTCCAGTCCGCCCGGCAGGCCACTGATGAACACGCCCAGGTCGAAGGGCGGCGCCGCCGCGTCGGCCGTCTCGACCACGTCGAGGGCGAAGTAGCTGTCGTCCGTGGCCAGCACGTCGACCGCCGAGCCGCTGTCCTGGTAGGCGAATACCTCGAAGTAGTCGCCGGAGGCCACGTCCAGGACCGGCGTCACGAAGTGCTGAGTCGTGGACCCGCTGGACGCCGGGTTGTCGGCCTTGGTGTAGATTAGGGCACCGTTCTTCTTGATCCGCACCTCGCGCTGCCCGGTCGCGCTGGAGCCCCAGTCCAGGGCGGCGCGCAGCGTGACCTTGGTCACGCCGTCCGGAACGGTCAGCCGGGAGCCGCTTCCACTGGCCCAGAAGGCGTCGGTGTCGCGGTCTTCGGTATCCCAGGAGACCGCCGCCTCAGTAGCGTCCGCCACCGACTGAGCCGCCGAGAGGCTCACCTGGGCACCCTTGTAGGGCAGCTCCTGGGCGGCGGCGCTCGTGCCCTCTAGGCGCGTCGTCTCCACCACCTCGATAGCAAACCAGGTCTGATCGGTGCCCATCAGGAAGTCGCCTGACTCACCACCGTTCACGCGGACATCGAAGTAGTCGCCGGGTGACACTTCAAGAACGGGCGTGCTGCACGAGATACCTGCGTCGGTGTACGATACGGTCACCGTCTGCACCCCGGTGCCCATAAAGTACGCGCCGTTCTTGCGGATCTGTATGATTAGCGGGTCACCATCTGTCACCTCCCCGCTCTCAAACTTCACAGAGGCCGAAAGGCGTACCTTTCTCACCCCCTGTGGGACGGTGAACCGCTCCGGCGAACCGCTGTCCCAGAAGGCGTCGGTGTCGTACTCCGGTGATGCCCACTCTAAGATGTCCGCCATATCGTAGCTGGGTGAGTTGTCGACGGAAACCAGAGCTCCCCGGTGCTTCTTGGTGTACAGCTTACGCGCCGGGATCGGGACGTTGGCCCAGTTCGTGCCGTTGAACTCCAGCACGTCCCCGTTCGCCAGGCCGCTGACCGTCACGTTGCCCACGTCGCCTAGCTCGTTGACGCCTGACCCGCTTCCCGAGGCGCTGATGGTGAGAGTTTCGTCACCACCGTCGTTGTTGGGCGTCAAGGTCACGTTCGTCCCGGCGACCAGCTTGGTGGCCAGGTAGCCTGCCGTGGTGTCGTTCGAGGAGACCTTCACGCTCTCGTCGGTGCCGCTGCCCGAGCCGCCCGCCTGCGGCTCCCAGACGCCGTCCGTATCATTCCAGGTGAGCACGTCGCCGTCGCTCGGCGCGGTCGTCGAGGTGTCCACGTCGGACAGGTCGTCGATAGCAGACGCGCTGCCACTGCCACCGATGTTCGCCGGGTCCTCGAAGTCTAGACCGTCGCCCGTCCCATTGACCACCACGACGAAGCCCGCCGTGCTGTACGAGGACGGGGTGTCGGTGAGCCCAAGCCAGTTGGAAGGGCTGGCGCCGCTGACCGGCACGAACGCCGAGCCGTTCCACTCTAGGATGTCGCCGTTGCTGGGCGCCACCGTGGTTAGGTCGACGTCGCTCAGGTCGTCGAGGGAGCTCACAGAGCTGCCGCTGCCGGACCCGGAGGCCACGCTAGTCACGTCTGTACCATCGGTGTAGAGGTACGCCTGGGCACCGTCTGCGACCACTACGTTGGCGCCCGACCCGCCGTCGACTTGCACAGTGGCGTCTTGCCCAGAGGAGTTGCTGACGATGAAGGCGCGGCTGACCGTGGAGGGCAGCTCCAGCAAGAAGCCCGAGCCGGGTGAGCCTCCTAGGGCGAACCGCTGCGCCGACTGGAACTGCGCCTCGGTGAGCAGGGTGTCCCCGGAGATTGTCAGGGATAGGGTCGCCGCGACGAAGTTCGACAGGTCGTCGAAGGCGGTGTTCGCCGTGACTTCCTTCGAGCTCTGATTGGGCTCGATGTGGGTCAGGCCGGTGTTCGGGCTTTGCGCCATCAGACTGTCACCTCTCGATAGAAGCCACGGCCCACCGTGGCTGAGATCTGGTAGACCCGGACGGTCACCGCCGACTGGGTTGAGCCGAAGTCGGTCGTTTGGTCAGCCGCCGAGTAGGTCGCCGAGGGCGAGCTCAACCCTGTGATGGTGCGGACCACCGTTGAGCCGTCCATAATGTCGACCTCATACGCCTCGGTTTCCTCGTTCAGCGGCACCGCGTCGGTGTCGTTCTGCCAGGGGCCATTAAACCGTGTCCGGCGCAGCCAGGCAATCGTGAGGTTGTCCGAGCCGTCTCGGGAACCGGAGACAGAGCAAGGTGCCCAGGGCTTGAGGGCGCCGCCTCTTGGGACGAACGGGCGCGGGTAGGTAGACAGGATCTCCTCACCGACGGTGAGGGACTTGAGGAAGTAAGTCTTGCCAATCTGCTCCGCGTTGCCGATGCGCTCCATGTCCGCGCGGTCGATCATGAAGCCCTGCACACCGACTTGTTTGTTCTCAAGTGCCGCCCGCTCGGTGCCCAGGCGTCCACGAAGTAGGCCGCTCAACGTGTAAGTGCCGTCGCCGTTGAGCGTGGCGTCGCGGAAGATGATCACCTCGTCTTTGATGACGCAGAGGTTGGCACCTTCGAGCGCCTCTAGTCGGCTCACACTCTGAAGAGTGCGTCCGTTCTTCACGTACACCCGGAAGGACTGCGTCTCGTTCCAGCTGTTCCAGGGCGCATCTAGGCTGGCAAGCGGCGGGAGCGGGTCCACCAGCTCAAACCAGGTGGTGTGGGTGTCGCTGTCGGCCAGGTCGTCAAAAGACCCTTGGGAGGAAGTGTCCAGCCCGCCGAAGAGGATGGCACCAGGCCACGAGGCGCCTGGGGCTTCGCTTTCCGGCACCGGCACCCACCAGAAGCCCCCGTCGTCGTTCCCGATGGCAGGGATGACCGGGCCATCCCACAGGAACTGCTTGGTGCTCAGGAGTATGGGGATGAGGTCGACGACCTGGTCATACTGATGCGCAGGCACGCTGGGCGTGTAGATCGGCGCCGAGTACTCCATGCCCTTCAGCCTCACCACCCCGTCATCGCCCACGTGCGTTTCGTCTACGCGCATGGCGATGTCCGCATCCAGGTTCGGGCCACGCTTCTCGAAGGTGATGATGTCTGTTGGGTCAATAGCGACGTGGCGCGGGTGAACGGACAGCTCGTAGCTGTCGCGCTCTTGCCAGTTAGCGTTGAGAATGACCTCGCTCAGATCCTTGGCGTCCTGGTCGTCCAGGACGATCGGAACCTGCAGATGCATCTCATGGTCGCTGCCGTGCGTTTCGCTGATCCGGGTCGCGCGCTGAGAAGCATTTCGGTAGTTGCGCTTCTGCGAGGCGTAGTTGACCGTTATCGCCTTGGGCAGGTCTTTGTCCTGGGCACGCTCTTGCTTGATAGACTTGCCCGCCTCGTTACCGGAGGAGGCGCCCAGGTCGCGTGCGGGGATGGTCCGCGCCGAGCTGCCGCCTCGACGTACGAACTTGAGGACATGGTCGCTCTCGACCGCGTCGAAGCGGAACGTGGTCATGAGCGGCTCGATAGCTTTGCGACCGCTCATTGGCTTGGTGCGCGTGTAGCCGATCAGGTCAATAGCCTCTAGCTCGCTGACGTCATACTCATTAGGCGCCATGCCGCAGTCTTCGCAAATATCCGACACGGCATCTGCAACTGTTACTGCATCAGTCGAGTACCGTTCCCGGAACAACTGCGTGTACCCAGCGGTCGCCCACCAGAAGCAGTCCAGCTTGTAGTCGTACATCAAGTCGCCGAGAGCACTTGAGCCTGGCACCTCCTGGTACAGATCCGTAATGACCTCGGCCATTTCCATGTTGTAAGTGTCGAAGCGATAAAGGTTGTCCGAGAACTTTGTCCAGATGAAGCCCGGCACTTCGAGCTGGTTGATCCTCAGCCGCCTCGTTAGGTTACAGTGTTGGGTGTTGAAGCCCGGGGAGCTGCTGTCGTAGGCGTCCAGCACCGCGAAGGTGTCCTTGTCCAGCTTGAGGATCGCCGTATCCTCGACGACAGCGATCAAGGCGTCGGATCGCTTGTCGTACATGATGGCTGAGATCTTGCCGGTGTACGAGGTTTCGGCCCCCAGGTCCCATGTATTACCGAAGGTGCCGTTCTCGCGCAGCTCGACGATCCAGTTGCCATTGGTCTGGTCACCTGCTCCCGCGCAGGCCCAGGCCCGGTAGCTGGCTAGGTCGATGGCTAGGTCGTGTGCATGCCCCTCGTCTAGTCCCGGAACGTCGTCGCAGGACACCATGTTGTCGAAGCTGAATTGGTTGAGCTGATCCCCCTCCATGGGGATGATCCGCAATGGCCCTCGGATCCAACCTGCCACGACTATGTAGGAGGGCGTGTTCCCTGTGACCAGTGAAACAGGGTTTTTGAGCGCGGACTCCGGGTAATAGACGACGCCGTAGGTGTCGTAAGTGTCAGCTAACCCAATGTAAACCCAGGACTCGAACTTGAGCGTTTCCGCATCGGCGCAGATCAGGTAGTTGCGCGAGGCGCCCGATGCCGCGAGGAACACCTTGTTCTTCACTGGATCGTAGATCGGGGCATCACTGATACCCTGAGACATACCTGTCCGGATGTTATCCAAGAAGGCCAGGTTGTCTTCATCGTCGAAAGGCCGATAGGCTGTCACCTCTCGGGTAAAGCGGTTGATCTTGTACAGCTCAGCGCCGCCGTTCGACGTCTCCCAGAGGTAATTGTCCAACGGGCTGATGATGCCACCCCCATTGAACTGGTATGAGCAGGCGTTGCCGGGCGCCTGGCAGTACGGAGATCCAAAGATGATGTCCGAGTTATACGACGTAGTAGGGCTAGATTTAGTAGTCAACTCGACATGTATCTGTGGAATGCGGTTGCCGAAGTCCTTGAGTGGCAGACGATCGAAGACCACGTAAACTTCGCCCCGGTAGGCGGGCGTGTTAGCAGTGCCTTCATACTGCTCGATCAGCGGGTCAGGCTCTTGGTCCTCGGTGCCCAGGTAGATGCGCACGCGCTGGGGACCGTACTTGTTCGTGATACCTTCCGAGTTGATGTCCGAACGGTCGTAGATGACCTTGTTGTCAGCCCAGATGCGACGTACCAGCTGTGCTGGACCGTAGCCGAAGCCCACCGCGAAATTGCCGTAGTAGCGGTAGCGGCGCTGCGTCGGTCCGCCGCCGCCCATGCCTTTGCCCTTGCCACCACCGATCGTGTAGCTTTCCTCGATCAGGTCGGTGGCCCAGATGATGTTCCCGGCGCGGCGGGTTGAGCCCCAGCTTTCTGGGCGCCCTGCGCCGTAGGTTGATGTCTGGACATTCAACTCGTCGAGGCGCGGACCTTCGATCGTCTGCTGGTCTGGCGGGATCAAGTAGGTGGCGGCCATCTGGCCCGCCATAATGCCGATTGAGACACCTGTCGCGATGCCAATGCCTGCTGCCGAACCGGCAATGCCACCAATAGCGGCGCCTGCACCTACGATCGCGAGCGTTGCCATTATTCAGTAATCCCGTGCGGCAGGTAGACACGAAGGGTGAGGTCAATCCAGTCCTGGCTGAGCGTGTGCTCTTTGACCGCCCCGATGAGGCTGTTAGCGTGTATCATGCCACGCCGACCATCAGGGAGGCAAGTCACAACGGCCAGATGTTGAGCGATCCGCCCGCGCCACGCCATGAGCAGTACGTCCCCGGGAAGAAGCCCCTTGGGCAGCTTCGGGCGAATGCGCTTCATGGACGCCTCCGCCTCCTTCAGCATGTGGTTGCCGTTGGGCAGCGCCGCGTAATCCTGCCAGTCCAGCTCGGTGATGCCTAGCTCCTTCCCGGCACCAGTCAGCAGGCCGATGCAGTCGACACCAACGCCTTTCACGCGGGCGCGATGCTGATATGGGGTGTCGATCCACGTGCGCAGCTGCGCCACCCACTCTTCCCTACTTGGCATCTGGCACCTTCTTGACCTGGTCGTCTGTGGGCACGTGCGGGAAGCCACGGAAGTTGATCACGTTGTTCCACTTGTCCCGGCACGTTGAGAGGCGCTTGTCGCAGCCCGGGTAGATTGAGAAGGTGTCACCGGCTTGCAGATCGAAGGCTACTGGGAACAGCAACGTCAGCGTTCCGCTGCTCTCAACCCAGGACTTGCACTCGATCTTCAGGCCATTGACCGCGCCCGAGGTGAACGTCACCATCCCCTGGGCCCAGTAGTCATCCGACTGGGCGGAAAGCCCAGAGACCGTGAAGGTGGTCCGGTCGACCACACTGTCGACCGTTCCGGTCTCGGTGAGCGGTCCCAGGTCCACCTTGCACTGCCCGTCGCCGAACTGTGCATTGCAGGTTGCCATGTAGGTGTTGCCGATTTGCTGCTGGAGGCTCTGGGTGAGCCCGCGCATTTCGGCGGTCCACTGGCCGTCTTCTAGGACCACCTGGCCCAGGATGCCCGAGCGGAGGCGAACCACCCCGTCGCTGGGCGAGCGCCAGTTCACTCGGCTGATGAAGATCCGTGCGTCGTCATACTTGCCGGCGATCAGGTCTTCCTCGGCGATGTACTCGCTGTCGAAGAAGCCCAGCACGTCCAGGTTGTCCACGTTGAGCGCCCGGGTGGTCTGGATGGCGGAGGGCATGAAACCGCCCGCTGCGATGAACGTCCGCAGCCCAGCACCGTCGTCGACCGCGATGTCTTGGTCGTGGTCGGTGAAGCCTTGGATCGTGCCGTCCTTACGCTCCACGCGCCACAGCGTCGCAAGGGTGGTCGCACCACCGTCTAGGTGAGACTGTAGGTTGGTGTCAATCTGCTTCATTCGTTCCGCACCTCGATGATCGGGATCTGAGGGATAACGCCGCTGGCTTCTGGCCCACCCACGAACGCCTCCGCTTGGATCTCGAGCATGTCGGTGTCAAAGCGAACGTGCAGATCGAACTCCCCTTCCGCGAAGATAGGCACCCCGCTCGGCACCGGCTCGTCGAAGGTGCACAAGCCGGTGGTCAAGTCAACGGTCGCCGTGTTCGAGTAGGGGCTTCCGTCGAAGGTGCCCTGCGCCGTCACGGTGATCCCAGCCACCGGCTTGGTGATCTCGCGGTAGTGCGTTTGCCCGCCGGAGGTATAGGGCTTGTGCAGCTGAAACTCAGTCTGCGTTCCGTTTCCGGTGGCGAACGCCGTATTCTGGGGCAAGACGAAGTCCACCCAGTCCTTGAACCGGAAGGTGTTCAACCGACCGAGCCGGGCGAAGAAGAAGTCGCGCACCTCGGCCAGGTCCTCGGAATTCTGGATGCCGTAGCCGATGTTGTACTTGGCGCGGGTCTGCTCCCAACGCCCGTTACGCGCCTCGTGTCCGGAGGCGAGCATGATGACGGTGGTCTTGAAGCCGGGTCCGCCGACCGCGCCGCGCTCCACGTGTTCCGGAAGGCGTATGTCGTGGAATGCCATGATTACCCGTTCCTGCGTCCAGCCCGGGCCATCGCCGCTTGGGCGTCCGCGAATATTTGCGACTGGGAGCGCCGGAAGCTGTCAGCGTCTGGCGTGGTGATGTTGAAGTTGATGTACATCGGCGAGCCGCCGCCGTCCTGCTTCTTGCTCGAGCCCTTCTTGCGCACCTCAACCTCCTCGCTGTCGTTCGCCTTGAACGCCACGATGCGATTGTCTCGCCCAGAGGTAGTGCCGATGGAGTTTTGCCGGTTCACGTCGAACGTGCCGCCCTCGGCGAAGCCGGTGAGCCCCTGGCTGCCCGCGCCACCCAAGCCCAGGCCCAGGCCGATCCCGCCGCCGAAACCACCACCGAAGGCGTTCAGGGCGAAGCCCGCCAGCTGCGAGAACAGCTGGTTGGTGGCCAGCTTCAGGAGCTGATCCTGGACGCTAGACGCGAAGTCCTTGAAGTTGAACTTGCCGGTCTTGGCGAAGTCGGCCACCGCGTTGCCCGCCTCGTCGAAGGCGCCGACCACCACGTTGGAGACGTTCTTGCCGAAGTCGTTGCTGCGCTCGGCCAGCCGGGCCAGGCCGTTCTCCACCCCGCCGAACAGGCTGTTGTCCTGGGCGGTCAACTCGACCCGCAGTCGGCGCATTTCCTCGGTGTACTCCTGGAGCGAGATCTTGCCCTGGTCGAACAGCGCGGTGAGGTTCGCTTGGCGCCGCTCCAGCTCCCGCTCCGGACCCTTGATCTCCTCCAGCAGGTTCGCCCGCTCCTTCAGCTGGCGGTTCTGCTCAAGCTGCGCCCGCAGCAGGCCGCGCTCGGTGTCGGTTAGGTCGCGCTTCAGCTGGTCCTCGATGCGCAGGATCTCGGAGTTGATCTCGCGCTGGCGAGCAGTCTGCTTCAGCAGCTCGGCTTCCTCCTTCAGCTGCGCCAGGATGCCGCCGAACGTCGGACCGGCGTCCTCGTCGCCGCTCCCACCGCTCGTGGCCACACCGGGGCCAGAGTTACCGAGCGCCTCGCGCGCCTTGGCCAGCTCGTCCTGCCGCTGCTTCTCGCGCTTGAGCCGCTCCCGGCCGATCTCATCAGCATCGTCCAGGAGACCCGTCACCAGGTCCTGGGCACCGGAGAACTCGAAGCCCTCAGAGAAGGCGTTACCGACGGTCTCGCCCAGCTTGCGGGCACTACCCGCCGCATCGTTGCCTACGCGCCCGAGGCTGACCGCACCGATCTGCCCAGCGCCGACATAGCCCAGGACCGCGTCCAGGGCAGCGGTGATCTCGTTGACGCCGCGCTCGACGAGCGAGATAGCGCCGTTCAGCGCCTGCTTGAAGATGTCTTCGAAGGCGGCGGGTAGCTGCGACCATCCATTCACGACAGCTTTGAAGGCACCAATCCATAGGCCGATGTACTTGTCGACCAGGAAAGCCCCGCCCTCCAGAACCGAGCGTGCCGACACGTCGATGTCATGGAAGCTGCCGTCCGCCAGCTCGGCGATGTAGTTGAAGGCGGGCGTGAAGAAGTCCACGAGGGCGCGGAGACCCTCCTTGATCTTGCGCCACGCGGCCAGCGCCAGGTCCTGGAGGTTCGCTACCTCGGTGCCGGCGATCCGGATCTGGTCAGACCAGAAGATCA